CTTTGGGACGAATTTCGGGGTTGATAACAAACTTACCAGACTCATCACGTGACCCAAATAGTTCTCCATATTCTTCAATGCCATGGTCTACTGCGGTCTTGAGTTTGGTATTGCGCTGATCTTTAGCCTGTTTCTGAGCTTCTCTTTCTTCAATGTCTGACATTTTTACAAACCCATTATCCTGTGCCCACCGAGTGCCGAGCTGATTGAGCATGTAAGTGAATAACTCTTTATGAGTTTCATCCATGTTCTCGAATAGCTCTATGGCCTCTTGTGAAAGCTCAGAATCTTCTATGAGTTCATCTTCTTCACCGTCTTCGTCTTCTGTATTGTTGGCGGTCTGGTCTTTGAGAGCTTGCCACTCTTTTACAATGGTAGCCATCTCAGACTTTAATTCGTCAACTTCTTTTGCAGAGTTACGACTTTTGGTGTATTCCGATTGTAGACCCCTGACAACTTTTGCATATTCAGGGTTCGTACGGTCGAGTTCCTGGAGCACCTTGTCGATTCCGACACCACCTGATGAAGTAGTCTCCTTTACGGGCACGCCTTCATCTTCTTGTGTCTCATCTTCTTCCCCGTCCTCAAGATCACTGGAGTCTCCAAATTCCAATGATGGGTCATCTTCAGACCAGTGTGCAGTCTCGTCGAAGAAGTCAGGGTTCTCGCTAGCAATTTCTGACATTGATGCGCTAACAATATCAGCAATTGACGAGCCTTCTCCTTCTCTGGCTTGCGTTTCTTTGGCCATTCAATCCTCCGCTATTCTTTAGGTTTCGCTTTACCGTGGACTTTGGTTGACGGGCTAGGTGCAGGTAGTTGACTTGCCTTTGCATAAGTCGTTTTTCCGCCAGTCTCCGTACCAACTGTCCAGTCTTTGGCTTGTCTAGCCAATTCTTTTTCTTTGATTACGTGATCGTATGTTCGTCCACTGACTTTTTGATTTGCCTTAACATAGTTGGCGTCTTTATCAAAGTTTCTTGCACCACCAACTTTGTCTCCAGCTTCCTGCAATCCAAGGGATTTGAGTATCTGCTTCTTCTCACCCCTGCTATGCACGTCCATATCAAGAGCTTCGTCGTAGTATGGCTCAAATGTCCACAGTGCAAATCCGCCCAATGGAAAAATGAACTCCGTCACCTTGCCACACTGGTCGCACACGCCAGGTGCGCGATGGTCTTCGTCCACGCTTCGATGCTCTTCTTTCACACTGTTACATCCAGTGCATTTGTAGTCGTATCTAGGCACCGTGCCTCTCCAGGTATTTTCCGAATGTGTTGTCCGAGATCTTTTTTTTCTTTTTTTTTGACTTTTTCCCTTGACACATCGCCTCTTTATTTAATGTGTCACCAGTCATATATGTGCGTGTTACGGTTGTGGGTTCCATTTAAAAACCACTCTTTGTCTTTTCGCCGCGCATTGCTGGATTCTTTGCCCCGTACGCATCTGTAAGAATCCTCATTAATTCTCCAGGTCTTTGTCGCTTGCGCCTTTTCATCCCTCTCCTATACACAGCTTCTTCTTCTCTTGCATAAGACCTCTCCATCTCACCAAATAGGGATTCGATTCCAGCTTTAATATCTTCCCTATCTACGACTCTGCCGTTAGCTGTAATCTTATTAGAATTACCATCTTTAAAATGAGAGCGATAATCGGGTTTCTTTTTGCTTTTTGCCATTATCCTTCTAACCTTTCAGCTTCAGCGGTCTGTCTGGCCGCGGTACTTGGGTTACGAGCAAACGCTTGCGGGTCTATTGGCCCTGGCCCTTGTCCAGCAACAGAGTCCCCACCACCCCTGAACGCACGAAGGTTGTCGAGTAGTGCTTGTCTGCCGCCTTCTGTTTGTAAAGCTTCCTGAACCTCAGTACTCATAGATCCGCTCAGGTATCTTTCTACATCTTGGATCTTAAACCCTCTTTCCAATACCAATCTCAATACCTCTGGGAGATTTGGTATGGGTAGCCCAAGCTGGATAAAGGTCGGTGTTACGCCAACTAGCAAGTTAAATATATTCTGCAAGTCTTGACGCTCGATGGATTCAGATACTTTACGGGACGAAATATCCATTCGGAATCTGTATTCGCCTCTAATAATATCATCACCAACGCTCACCCACTCACCAATACGCGGGTCAATCAGGAATTGCTTTGCTGGCTTAAACTCTGCATGTAGCTTCCAAAACTTCTCAGCGGTACGCACCTGAAAGTCTTTAAACAAGTTCATGCGCTTATCTTCGCGTGCTGTATTGCGCTTCTCAAATGCAGATACCTCTGTGGCTGTCTCCATCGTTCTGTTGTTTTGTGGCGTTGGAGTACCATTAGATCTATCAAATAAGTTGTGCGACGTATTCAGAAAGAAGTTCTGATCCCCTTGGATCTTGCCAAATTCAATCGGTTGAAATGCTCTACCCTGTGATTCTACGAGACGCTCAATGCGAACCACTGACATGTCTGGGCTACGCAAAGCATCCTGGATCTCACGCTCTGTAACAAATTCAGGGTCGTACGCGATAAGGTTCTTTTGCTTACGTATAACAGAAAGCATAGCATCCAAGATCTCATTTGTGAGCTTTTGGATGTTATCGCCACCAGAAAGTGTTAATGATGGGAAGTTGAACCATGTATCCGTACCAGATTGGAATGAAAGCAATTCACATGGGTAATCATCAATATTCTCAAAAGGCCACTCATCTGTCTCGTCTAATATCTTGTCATGGCCAATGGCGATGCATATAATCTTGTTTACGCGCTTTGTTGCTGATACGGGAAAGTCGCGTGCCCATATCTCCCAGTACTCAACGATATCGTGGGATTTGTATTGCCCAGAGCTTAAGTCTTTATCCCATCTGGACATCTTGTTTTCTGCGTTGGGGATTAAGCCCTCTGTGGCATCTTCGCCGAACTTCGCCACCACATCATAGAGCGGTTTCTTTACTTTAAAAGCAATCCACTTCGCGTCAGATAATCCGTCTGTAGCATCAGGGTCAATAAGAAATTCGTCAAACTTCCACCGCTTGCCAAAGGGGGCGTCGAACTTGATTGTAGAGTTTCCGTCTGGCGACATGCCCACTTGTCGCATCTTTTCATGCTTGCGAATGTGCGGCCAGATAATAGCTTCTTTGAGTTCGTTCTCAACGGTGGGATCTTCGATGAGCAACATGTGTGATTCAATGTGCCCCTCATGATTCTGATCTTCCATCACCTTCATTGGTGTTCCATCAAGGAACCACATGTTTTCCTCAAGAGGATTGTCGATGACCATATCGGCCAGCGTCTCTGTCGTATCCTCTTCCTCTTCAAACTTGGTATTCCATCCAATCTTCTTTACGCCCCATATAGCAAGAAAGGCATCCAAGAGACACCGATGATCCTGACGGAACTGATCGGTTCTAGAATACCAATGATTTACTACGGACTGTACAACTGGAACACCAGATACGCTGACTGGTGATTCTGGGGCAACAGAAAATACTGGATCTCTGTCTAGCATATTTGCTATACTTTGATCTACAAAGCCAAACACGAGGTTCGCTTTTGTGCGCCCCTCTTCCGATAATGCCTCTTCTTCTGCGAGTGATTCGCGCCACGACGTGGCCTGATTCTCGTAGATACGAGAAAGTCTACGGCTCACAGCAAAGTAGGGATCGAAGTATTTTTCTGCTCTACTTATCATTCCCTGCCAAAAGGCTAGCCTTGACTCAGGTTCCTGCGGGTATACTTCTATCACGTATTTTAACCTTCTCGATTATTTCGTGGCCACAATTTCTACACTTAATATGCGGAGTTTCAAATGTGTTATAACAGCTAAGACATCTGTAGTAAAACTCTTTGTCTGGTTCACCTATTGGATCTGGCTTGCGTGCTACATACGTTACCCTGGTGTTAATGCCAAGCCTTTTACGCCTTGCGCTTTCCATTAGGTCGTCAAAAGTAACACCCTCAATCCTTGATGACTCGATTGATTGGCGTCCAGACCGTGACCCCATGCACCAATATCGAACCATATCTGGTATATGGTCTTGGTTGGGTCTTTGATCCAGGTCTTCGCTATTACCACCTTCCCCTGTTGCGTATCTTGCGAGTCGCATTGTACGCTCAAATTCTCTACAACCAGGGAAATATCTGAGTCTTGGGGTCTTAAGTAGATCACCAGTGTCGTTGTCCCTTTTCCATGCAAGCATGTTTTTGAGGAATCGCCATCCTGTAATTCGGTCTTTGATGGTTGGTTTGAGCGTGATCCCTATACCCTTTGAGAGAATACCAGATACGTACCTCTCGCTTGGGATGCCCTGTGTGGCCGATGTTCTTACATGGAAAATGTGGTTATCTGCCCATATCCTCTCAGGCATTCTACCACGCGTCCACGCACACCCAGCAATCATCTTCTTTATATTCTCTGCGTGCTGATCTACCCACAACCCTTCAACGCAATACTCATCAATAAGATACGAGAAGCCTTCTTCGTCTGTTGCAAATAGGCCAAAGGCCGTTGGGCTTCTTTCGCCATAATCCAGAGAACCTTCCAGTCTCCAGTGTGGAGGAAT